TAAGTGCTACCGGATTAGCCACAGTTAACCTAAAAAACCTTGATGATGATGGTTATACATATAAAACAGGATATAAGACGGAGAGTAAGACAACTACATCAGGCTTTACAGCCCATTCGGTTCAGAGGGAGCCAGGAAGTATTGGTTTTAACCTCCCAAGGGATTCAGACGAATACGATGCTATTGAAACTTTTATAAATGGTTGGTTTGAGTTGCCTAAAAGACCAGCGATCCAAATCGTGGTGAATGACAGGAACAACAATTCTACCGTAACAGGAATTAATATGGCTCCTGCTGGGGATCATGAGGGTGGTAGAAACAACTCGGCAGATCAAGGGTTTGGGTTAACGTTTAATGGAGTAGTTAAGAAAGCTCCAATTGGAGTATAGGGAGGATTAGTCAATGAGTGATACACAGAAAAAAAACAGCGTAGCTGAACCAATTGAAACTTACAGGCCTGGAGCAAATGTAAATATTCAGCTCGAATACTTCGGAGGGGAGAAAGATGATTTTACAGTTAAGCTCCCTGGCGGATTGGAGATTTTAGAGCTGAAGGAAGCAGCTCTTGAGGCTACTGCAGATGAAGATAAAAAGGATAAGAAGGTCAAGTTTAAGCTAGGGCTTAAAAAGGACTCGCTTATCATAAAGCTTTTCTTCGAGAACCATGTTGTTTCAGGGAGGAAGTCGATGGCTTCACTGTCTAAGGCTACTCCTAAGTGTCTCCAGGAGCTTTTAAGATGGATAGAGGATAACATTTTCTCTCAAATCCCCTCTGATACACCTGAAGAGGCAGACGAATAAAAAGACTGGAGCAGCTGAGTACAAGGTCGATTACGACAGGTATCTCAATTTATGTGGTCATTATAAATCGGTTGTATATGAACTGGCCAGAACTCAGAAAAGGACCCCGTGGGAGATAGAAGGTAGCGGCCCTCCTACTCCTTCCCAGGTTCTTGAGTTCTACTGTTATGTCAAGAAGGTTGCTGAGGAAGAAGAGAAGGGGAATGAAAATTAAAAAAGCCACCTAAATGGTGGCTTTGAGATTACTTAGTATAAAAAGGAAGCTTTTCAGGCTCGATAAACAGGTTATAGTTTTCAATATATTTTTCATATTGAGTTTCAGACAACATCATAGTAAGTATTTCAACTTCCATATTTGGATTACTATTACCAGCATTATTGGCTACAGCATAAGCTCCTGATCCTACTTTCATTCCAGGAAGATAGAAGTGGATAAAGTAGTTTTTGTTTTTATAGTTTTTCTCTTTGTAATCTTGTGCTAATCTCTGTAATTCTTTAGGTCCTGGGAACTTCCCGTCTTTTGTATAAACTTCAATATCAGCGGAATATTTTCCAGACTTCAAAATTTCCTCTGTCAACACTTTATGCTTTAAGAGGGCTGGTCGACTTACTGCAGAAAGGACTACTCCTACTAAGATAATACAAGCATAAAATATACCAATCCATTTTAATACTTTTAAGAATTTTTTCATAAATTCCTCCTTGGAGTTTATTTTTGGCAATTATAACAAATAAATCATTCAAATTCAATTAAAGGAGGTGTACATGTCTGACAGAGTTATAGAAAGTACTTATATAGAAGTAGAGTTAAATCTTAAGCCGGAAGAGTGGAAAAAGATTACTGAAGCTATAAAAAAGTTAAAGCTCCTTATGAAATCTATGGGGAAGGATACGGATAAAGTATTTTCCAATGCTGCAGGAGCTTTAAAATCAGTGTCAAAAAGTATTACGGCTGTTAAGAGAAACTCTACTCAGCTCACAAATACTCTTAATAAAGTAAACAGAAGTGCTGGACGATCTGTGGGTACTTTTGGCAGAATCTTTAAATCTGTTAGAAAAGTCAATACAGAGCTAGGCGACACGGAACGGAAATCTGGGAAATTTGCTGAATTTGCCAAGAGAGCCGGAGCAGCCTTAGCAGCTATTGGCATGGGTAAAAAAGGTGTAGAAACCTTTGCATCTTTGGAAGAGCAACTATTAAGAACTCAGATGATTATAGGTGCTTCAGATGCTGAGTTTAAAAAGCTGCAGGCTACTGTAGAGCAGCTGGGGAAGAAGACTCAATTCTCAGCTAAAGAGGTGGCCATTGCAAGTAAGCTCCTGGCACGAAGTGGATTAGATGCTAATAAAATAATGTCTACTCTTCCGGCTGTCCTGGACTTAGCAATCGCCACAGAGTATGATCTTGCAAATTCAGCCAGTGCAGTAACAGAAGCTATGGCAGCCTTTGGCTACGGGGCTAAAGATGCCTATAAAATAGTAGATATGTTTACTACAGCAACAAATAGAGCAAATATCTCTATGACAAGTCTTCAAGCTGATCTTAAAAATGTTCAGGCCAGTGCAGGAGGACTTGGAGTTACATTGGAAGATGTAACAGCCATGATAGCTCTCATGGGAAATCTCGGACTGAAGGGTGGAGAAGCAGGTACGGCTTTAAATAGTTTCTTTACAAGTATCAAGCAAAATGCTGAAGACGGATTCCTGAATTTCGGTGACTTTAAGATAAGGCTTACTACTGATGAGGGAGATCTCAGAGATGTAAATAAAATCTTCAGTGAAATCACTGAAAACCTCAAGGGGATGGGAAGCTTTGAAGCTGCACAAGCAGTAAGTGAGTTATTTAATGTACGTGGAGAGAAAGCTATTTCAACCTTTGTTAAGTTACTAAAAGAAAATAACAGCTCTCTGGAGGACTTCCGTAATCTGATCAGCAGCTCTGAAGGGGCAGCAAGAGAAAGTGCTGCAAAGCTAGAGGGAGCAACCTCAGGATCCTTAGCAAGGATAAGAGCTTCAATGGAGAGTATTTTCAAGTCTATAGGAAGCATAATGACACCTGTGGTCATTGTTTTAGATAACTTGCTTCAACTCTTGGCACTATTTGCAGACACCCTCGTGGGGAAAGTAGCTCTAGGAATAGGATTTACAGTCTTAGGGTTTGTAGCAATGGCTGGGGCAGGAGCAAAGGCTTTCACAATGTTAAAGGATGGTTGGGGAGCAGCCACAGACCTTATACCAGCTTTAAAAAAGCTCGGTGGAGTTATAAAGTGGAATGCTATCTGGAGTAAGGTTCTCACTTTAGAGTTCTGGCTTATAGCTGCAGCTGTAGTCGCATTCTTAGCTGTTGGCTATGACCTCTGGAAATTCTTTAAAGGAGGAAAAAGTTACATTGGAGAATTTGTTAAGGGATTCCAGGAATGGTATGACTCTTTAGGATATTTCCAACAACTTTTCTTAGACTGGATCACATTTATTCCAAGAGCATTTTGGGCTGTCGTGAAGAGTATTTTTAAAGGTGCTGAATGGCTCATAAACAAAGCTATGGCTCTTTTTGGGAAAGATACTCAAAAGAATTTGAAGGTAGCTGTTAATAGTGATGAAATGAAAAACCTTGATCTCGATGAAGTTCAGAAAAACATTAAAGTAGCCTCTGAAAGTGAGGAGCTTAAGAAAAAAATGAGTGAAAATTCTGAGGACACCCTTGGAATTGACTCTATCGATGGAACAAGCTTTACAATTCCACAAAACAAGAGTGTAACTGAAAAGCACTATCATCAAAAGAAGGTTGAGCTTCATCCTGGAGCAGTAGTTATCCAGGGGAGTGGATTAAGCGAGGAGCAGCTAGAAGCTGTCGTAAGGAAAGCTATAAGAGGAGAAATCGCAAGCGATGCAGCTGAATTGGGGGTAGATATGGATGACTAGAGAGTGGGAAATTAATTACGATATAGCTTTAGGGGATGTCTATTTCCATGCTTTTAGTTACTCTGTTGCCTCTGGGAACCAGTTCACACAAGAAGTTATCCCAGATAATTCAACACTTTCCGACCACAAGAAAAAGAAGCAAGTCGGGGTATCAATATCTGCAATATTCATTGGTGACGATTTCCAAAGCCGTTACGATGCTTTGAAAGAGCTAGAGGATTCAGATGATACCTACGACTTTTATGTAAGGCCTAAATTTGAAGGTGGGAAGAGAGAGTTTATAAGGAACTGTGGAATAGAAACAATCACCAAGGAGGTTGGTGCAGAAGAAAACTGTATCTACTGCACTATAGTTCTTAAACAAATCAGTAAGGGGTCTGTGGCTGTATCTAAGACCTCTTACGAGGCTCCTCCAGCTCCAGTTCCAAAGAAAGAGAAGAAACCTTCAAACGTAAAATTAGAGCCCGAAGTGCCTAGTGAAGTAGAGAAAGAAAAAGCAGTGGAAACTTTAACAGAGGAAAAGTATGGCGATACTTATCTATATAACTACGTAGATGACTACTACGATGGGGGAGCTGCTATCGATTACAATGGTGATGAATCCCTTGATTCAGGAGGTTTATTATGAGGTTAAAAATACCTTTTAAATTCAAAAATATAAAAACCACCTCTGAGAGAGTAAGGTTTGATTTTGCAGGCCATATTTTCAATATAGAGGTGGAATACCTCCCTTTCAGGCTTCATCATAATGGAGTAGAGGCGGGGGATCTGAAAAAGGAAGACGGAATCTTCTACATGAACTTTTATAACGAGGAAGGGGAGCTTGTAGAGGCTGGAAGGGCCATCTCACACTACGTTGACCTTTCAGATATGTATAAAAGAAAAATGGATATAGAAGAGGGCTTCAAAATAATGTGTATTCCTGTCTCACAGAAAGCTTTTAAAGCTGGAGAGGTAACTTATGAGACTATTACCTCCGGAGCTTCGATACTGGCGGTGGTGTAATGAAAGAATTATTTGGAAGATATAAAACTGTAGAAATCCAAGCAAGGAACAAAAAAAAGAATATTATCGATGTCACAAAAGCAAAAATAGAAAACAACACATTTAGAATAGACTTTGAAATAAACACCAAGAAAGAGGCGGACAGTAACTCTTGCTGGTTTAAGATATATAACCCACCTGAAAACTTTAAAACCCTCCTGGTCAAAGGAAACTCTGTATACTTGGAAGCTGGATATAAAAATAAATACGATAACATCTTCCAGGGAGTTATAGAGAAAGTTATTGTCGAGGACACAGAGGTGGACATAGTGAGAAAGGTGGTCTGTGCTACAGACAATAACCTCTGGTACAGAGAATATGTCTCTATCTCGCACGATGCAGGGTATCTGAGCACCATTCTTAGTGATATAACGAGTAAGTTTGGCCTCACATGGGCTATAAAGAAAATCAATAAGGATGTCTATTACGTTTATGGGAAAAGCTATTCCGGAGACCTTAAAACCTTACTGGCCACTCTAGCCGATGATTCTGGGTGTGAGTTCTATGTTTCCAATGGCCATTGTTATATGTATCCGAAGGGCGGCAAGGTTACTAAATCAATTGAAGTAAGTGCAGATACTGGCCTCAAATACATAAAGGAAAATGACGAGTATCTAGAGGGAGAGATGCTGCTAGATCATGAAATCAAAGAGGGAATCAAAGTTATAGCAGATTATAGAGAGAATACGTATGAGCTCATCGTCACAGAGGTAAGGTTTACCTCTAGTGATTCAGGCCATAGAGTATGGTTTAAAGGGAAGTGATAAGCTTGAAAATTAAAAAATTAATACAGAACTTTCTAGGGACTGAGCTTGAGAAGATCCACACCTTAGCTATTGGAAAGGCCACAAGTGTTGATAATGAGAAGATGATATGCACTATCGAGGTTCTTCAATACTTCAGCTTCCGTGGAGAACTCCATGAAGTTCCAAAGGTTTTCAACGTTCCTCTTACCCAGCCTCTCTGGGGAGGGCGGTATGTTATAAAAGCTCCTTTTCAGGAAGAAGACAAGTTTATCATAGGCTTCACAGAGGTAGATAGTTATGCGGCTGTCTCAGGAAATAACGTAAGGAAGCAGGAGACAAGAAGAAGGTATAGCCTCGATGACACTATCATTTTAGGCTATCTTCCAAAGAACGGATTCGATCGAGTTAAGGAATTTCAAAATGACCTCCTCCTTATAGACAGACAAACGGGCTATCACATAAGAATAGGAGATGAAGGGATTAACACTAAGGGTCCTTTCAACCACCAGGGGAGCATGGTTGTTAATGGCCCTCTAGGAGTCACTGAGGATATTACTGCAGGAGGTACTGTTACCTGTAAAGATGTGATAACCGAGAAAGGAAGCTACAATGGTCTGTGGGATGCTTACTATAACCACTTAAAATCTATGCACTAAGGAGGTAGAATGTGCAAGCTTTTTTAATGAAAGATGGAGACCTGGTCTTGGGTAGTAACAACCACCTTGTTAGAGCCACAGAAGTGGAGACGATAGCTCAGACAGCGGCTCATTGGATCGATACCAACCTGGGAGAAGACTATATCGATCCTCATGTAGGAATCAGGTATCTTGGCCTAGGAGGAGCTATAGGGAAGCCTATTAACCAGGTAACAATAGAACAAGAAATATTAACTGCCCTTCTCAATACAGAGGGTGTCAGAAGAGCGGAGATAAAAGAAACTGAATTTGATGAAGCCAGGAGGATTTATAAACCTGGTTACATTCTTTACTTAGAGGACAACACAGTCCTGGAAAGGGGGTAGTATGGGAGTAAAATACGGGGTCGTCCCAGGCGTGGGTTTTGTGAGAAAGACCTTTGACCAGCGAGTAGAAGACTGTATAGCAAGAGCCAAGAGTGCTTGGGGGAATAGCTGGGAGCCTCAAGAAACTGCAGGGGAATGGATGCTTATAAAAAACGTCCTCTATGAAGTAGACCAGGCTCACCAAGGGCAGCAAGAGCTCTATACATACATGGACGACGAAGCAGCTAAAGACAATATCCAGGATTCGAAATATAAACTGATAGGTCTTAAAAGAAAAGATAAGACTTATTCTTTTGTGGTTGTAAATTTCGTAGGGACTCCTGGTCACATTGTTAAAACAGGTTATTTAGCAAAGGATAGTGTAAAAAGCAAGGAGTATCAACTGACTGAAGATGTCACCTTTGATGCGAATGGTAATGGTTCTGGCCAATTTAAATCTCTGGAAAAGGGAGAGGACTCAAGAATCGACCCTGAGACTCTCACAATACCTATAACGGTAGATCCCGATGTAAATACTATAACAAATCTTCTCGCCTCCTCTGGAGGACTAGAAAATGAAACGAACGACCAATTCAGGGCAAGAAAGGAAAGGTTTCTTCAGGAAAGTGAGTCGAGTAATGCTCCTGCTATCCGGAATGCTGTACTTAACCTTGATTCCGTTTCAAAGTGTGAAACTTATGAGAACTATGAAGCAACTCGAATGGAAGAGTATGATCTTGAACCTGGGGAAACTCGGACTATCGTTCAAGGGATAAACTCTGAGGAAGTAGCCAAAGCTATCTTTAGCGTAGTAGCAGCCGGAATACCAACTGTAGGGCAATATAACTATGTTGTACAAGGAAAAAATGCACAACCAAAAAAAACATTCTTCGACTTAGCCATTAACAAAATTATCTATGCAAAGGTGGAGGTTTCAGAGTTGGCAGATGGCCAGACGTTAACTCCAGAGCTCCAGGACCAAATAAAAGCAATAGTCTTGGATTACTTTGCAAATCTGAATATAAAGCAGACAATTTCTGCCACTAAGCTTGCCTCTCTAATAACAAGCTCCATCAAGGAAATATTTGACTGCATGGTCTTCATTAACACCACTGAAGATTTTACTACTTGGATTAGATATATAAAGCCAGCTTACAACGAAATAGGATATACGGATATCGATAAGATATCGGTGATGAGTACATGAGAGATTTAAAGGAGTCTTTCAAAAAGAGGGTCCCCCTCTGGTTTGATACAGGGGACGAGAGCACAAATATGAAGATCTGGAGCATTATCCAGCCAGAGCTTGAAGAGCTCCACAATATCAATGAAGAGTTAAAGCAGCTACAAGATATAGATCAATGCTTTGGGAATTTTGTGGATATTCACGGCAAGAACATGGTGGAGAGTAGAAGAGGACAGTCCGATCCAACTTACATCAAGAGGATAAAAGGGAAATACCCTCGACTCAAAGCTAAGTCAGATCACAATAGTGTCTGCGAAGTTATCTCTGAGGTTCTTGGATGCGATATAGAGAAAATCAAGCTTTATTCTTTACAAAGCAGACACCTGAGAGTTGAAATTACTATATCAGACCTAACAAAAGAACAGGCCGAGGAGCTTGTCATATCTGCCAAAGCTCACGGAGTAATCGTTGATGAAATTATCATCACCGAGATAGACAATGTTTTCAGGTTTTCTCCTTCAAGCGAGATCATTTACAATTCTGAAAACGGGTTCAATGTTGGAAAGATCAGTTCAATACTATAAAGGAGGAAGGACACAATGTCTGATGAATTAAAGAATTTGGATTGGGATATAGACGGTTCTCACTCAATAGAACCACTACCCAATATAAAAGAAAATGGTTATCCCCAGGGGGCTGCTCCTCCTACAGAGAATTTCAACTGGATATTTAGAACCATAGACCGCTGGATAAAGTTTTTAAAGGGTGAGGTTGATGGCAAAGAGCCTGCTTTCAGTAAAAAAACAGCCTTTAATAAAGATTATGGCAACAAGGCAGGGACTATCATGGACGGAGCCCAGGGAACAGAGGTCAACCTTATTGATGGAGGGCCCTTGGCTGGTAAAACGACCTTATACAATACTCACAAGTACTATGATGTGGCCGGAGACTGGCACACACCTAAAGCTCCTACCCTTTCATGGGGAGGTGGAGGCACTCCAACAGGAGATTTGAGGCCTCCTACATGGAAGAACCACCAAGAACAATTAGAGAATTTGTATGTTCAGAGGTCGTGGAACATGGATGAATCCTCAATAGGTGAGTTTGTCGAATATGCACTCCCAATTGGAGTATCTGCAGCAACACATGGAATAGCAGGAATAACAGACAGAGGAACCTCAGGAGCTAGCCAAGCAACTTATAAGTATCATTTTCAAGGTAGCAGTATTTTTATAAAAGCTATTATGGTTCTAGGTAATGGAAGTACAGGGCTTGGATTCGATATAATTTTTATTAGGAAATAAATTCTAAATTTGTTTCCAAAGGAGGGAAAATGAAGATAACTTTATTGATATGGGTTCTATGCTCTCTTAGCTTCCTTTCAGGAGCTTGGTGGGCTAGTAGAAAAGGTTAAAAGGGGGAAGGATTTGAATAAGAAGTATTTTCTGTTTTCAAAGACAGAAACTGAAAATAATAATTGTGCAAAGCTTATAAGAGACTGCACTTTAACACCTGAGAAGTTTCAATCTTCTTGTGATAGTAAGTATGAGAAGATGTTCCAAGAATACGATAAGGGGTCTGAAGAACTTGTGAGTATATACAGCCCTGAGAGTCACTACGTGCATTACGGGACTCCACTGAAGCTTCCCAAGTGGGATGGAAAGGAAATAAGAGAGAAGACAACTGAAGAGGGGAAGATTGATGGCAATATCCCTCTAGTAGATGGAGAAAAGATAGAAGCAGGAAAGCTGGTGGTAGTTCCATCGCCTGGAGATGGGTATAAGTGGCACGAAGGAGCATGGATAACTGAGAGACAGTATGGGATAGATACAGGCAGCATAACCCTCGATAGTGAGAAGGAGGCAGCTAGGGTCCAGAGGGAGAAAGAATACACGGCTTATCATAAATTCACTAATAATCTATTTATGGGAGTGGAAGATCCAATCACCCCTCAAATAGAAGAAGAGATACAGGTATGGCATCAAGCCTGGAAGGATGTCCCAAACAACTATACCGATGTCACCATCACTATAACAGAATCTTATCCAACAAGGCCGGAAAAGTTTAATTATTATCAAGATTAGGAGGCAGCAATGAAAGTAGATGGAATTTGGAGAGAAGTACCTGCACTAAAAGGAACCTTCTGGAATAAAGATCCAGAAGAGACGATATTATTTGTGAATACTCTCAACTCTCCTACAGAAGAAGAGGCGAAAGATTTTCTTCCACTTGAACCAAGGAAAAGTGAGTATAGGTCAGTTTCTGTTAATAAGATTTGGGTCAAAACACTAACTGGAAAAGAGGTTGAATTATCAATCTCGGGTTTTATATCGAGTAACTCAGGAGATGGAAGTGTTCCCACTGAGCTTACTGAGCAAGTTAATGGGAACACGGAACAATTACAGAATTGTACCCAAGCTCTAGACAGCTCCATTGTGGCTTATATAGGTCCGCAGGGGATATCTGGGAATGTTGTCGGGGCGAACCCGATTAACGTTGGGGGTAACGTTATTGAAGGGGATGGGGTCTCCTTCGTAAAGTCTGAGGACGGGTTCGGTATAGGGGAAGGGTATGAAAATATTATCACTCCTCAGAATTATTCGACGAAAAGTACTGTTACAAAAAATGGGGCCGGGGACTACACTTTTGAAATTCTTGATCCCAATTCTTGTTATATCACTGTAGCTTCTCCTAACACTGTAGACGTTATAAGCACTTATTCATATGGTTTTTACTTCGATATGCCGGATAACATAACACTTTCTGCACATACTTGGACGGGAACTTTTGATGTAGATTCCGAGAAAGGTGAACTAACTGCTACAGGTGTTAATAATCAGACTGCTACTTATATTAAGATAGACGGGGCTATTGTAGGAGATAAGATAAGGATTAAGAAGGCAATATACTCTAAAACAGGGAACAAAGTACCATTTGTTCCCCACTCCTTCCGAGGAGGTGAGTTAGTTATAGGTGAGACGTGGGATAGTTTTTCTCATACGTTCATAAGCTATAATAAAGGCAATCAGAGTACTTCCGGTTATGTTCTTGATAACATAGAAGGAAGATACCATTCAACATCTAGTGGCTCTAACATAGGCAAAGATTATATTTGTATTATTTCAAAAGGGAAAATAAAAACTTATCACATTGGTGGAACAATGCAGGAAAGAGATGTATATAATTCTTCTCATTTCCAAGGATTAAAAATAAATAAATCATCCACGAATCCACTTAACGCTAATCCTGATTTAATATGTTTTTTAGCACTAGCAAGGGAATTAACAATCGAAGAGGAATTACAATTGATTGATATTATTGAAAGTGGAAACTACACACTTCCTCCACACTTGCAGGGTACCACATTCCCAATCGAGGGAATGGTCAGGCGTGGAGACAAATATGGAATTGTTAACCCATATGTCTTTGCAGCAGCAGAGAGACTACTGGCTTATACCGGAGAAGATCACGACTTCGAGGTGCTTGTAGAGGGTGAAAGTGCTCTTAAAGTTGTATCTGTGACAGCAGGAGTGAGTTCAGACCCTTCTGTGATAAGGGTAGACGGTAACGAGATCGTGGCGAATGTTAATCTTAAGAAGTTTAGAAGGATATAGGAGGGAGCTATGAGAGTATACAAGAAAAAAAAGATGGATCCACATTATAGATACCCCTCTTACATTCAGCTCTGGAAGTTGTTGGAGGAAGTAAGGGAGCCTGTGGAGGTAGAAGAGGGGGTAGTAGAGGAAAAGGTAACTGGATACTATTACGACACATTAGAACTACCTCACAGGATTGAGTTTGATCAGCTCAGAGAAGTAGACGAGGAAGGGAATGTAATTGTTGAGGATTATATTACAGAGAACCGTGAGAGCTTATTGGTAGAAGCTAGGGGATTAGAGCTTGAGGCTGCAAAATCAAAAAAAGAACTCGAAATCACGAACCACAGGGACAAGGTGAGAGCAGAACACCTTGTCGAGTGGGAAGGTCATAAGCAGAGAATAAGGAAAGAGGACACATCCGACCTGGATACGATTAAGACCCTAGCAGGAATTAACGGCAATCAATATTGGTTCTTTTCGGATAAGTCTGTGGAGCAGCTAACACCGGGCCAGATAACAAGCTTAGGGGACACTATGCATATAGCCGTGATGGAGCTATATAGAAAAGAAGCTGCTATGAAAACAGAGATTAACTCTATGCTGACAGTAGAAGAGGTACAGGCCTATTCTATAGCGGAGTTATGGGGACAAATCTAATTTTGTTCCGGTGTAGGGGAGAGATAATAAAAAAACTTATGAGGAGGGATTATGGTTTCATTAGTCCAGTTAATACTAGAAGATCCTACGAGGGGGCTTTTTGCCCTCCTCCTTCTGTTCTGCCTCCACCTTTGGAGAGAGCAGGGGAAAATAAAAACAGAGATTAAAAGTGTTGAGAGGATCCTTGATAAGAAAAAGTTAGATAGAGAAGACTTTGACATGTACAATGCCGGGCACTCTAAGGAGCATGAGGGCATTTTAGCACACCTGAAGACAGCCATCGAGCTGCTCAAAGGAGGAAAATAGATGAATAGATTAGGGAGTAGGAGTCATAAAAATATAAGTAATATAGATCCTAAGCTGGCTGTGATAATTGGAGCGGTCCTTGCGGAGGGGAATGTAGATTTCACCATCACCCACGGCTTCAGAAGCTTACAGGAGCAGCAGAGCCTATACGCTCAAGGAAGGACTAAGAAGGGGCCGGTAGTTACTAAGTGTGACGGTGTAAAAAAGAAATCCTACCACCAGACAGGGAAGGCAATAGACTTTATACCCTTCCCCTTTGACGGGGATTGGAATAATACAGAGCAGTTTAAGAGGGTAGGGGAGGAGCTCCTAAGGGTAGGAAAGGCTCTTGGTTATAACTGCAGCTACGGAGGCCACTGGAAATCATTTAAGGACTGGCCTCACTTCCAACTAGATTAGGAGGTATTATGATTAGTGAAGCGTTAAGATTAGGTAACACCATAGTAGATAAGCTCTTCCCAGACAAGGAGGAAGCAGCCAGACAAAAGATAAAGCTCCTGGAGTTGGAGCAAGAGGGGAAGTTTAAAAGTGAGGATCTGAGGTATGCAGCTATCATGGAGGAGGCAAGGTCTGCGGATAAGTGGACCAGCAGGGCAAGACCTGCCTTCATGTATGTAATGTACATTTTCATTCTCTCAGCTATCCCTATGGGGCTCTTATTTGCCTTCTCAGCAGATGTTGCTATCAATGTAACCAAGGGCGTCAAGATGTATCTAGAAGCTATCCCACAGGACCTCTATGATGTCTTTATGTGGTGTTATCTAGGGTATGGAGGGTACAGGACAATTGACAAAGTAGCAGTGAATAAAAAAAAGCTCAGGGAATAACCCTGGGCTTTTATTATCTATTAATTATTTTATACAAACCATAAAAAAATAAAATCACCAACAAGAATGGAGCACCAAACCCTAAGACTATTCCTGTATAATAGCCTATCTCCGCAGGGTTTATAAGAATAAAAGTTACCATTAACACCAAAAGTATAATTATTAACTTTTTCATTTCCCCTCCTAGTCTAGCTCTAATCCAACAAACACTCTGTCATATTATTCCGCTCCCAACTCTCCAGAGCAACCTCTCCCCCAAAGAAGTCAAGTTGATATGCGGTTATTACTTTCCCTCTTCTTCTTTTTCTTCCTGCCACTTTGAAAGGATTCTTTCAACCTTCTTCATATCCTTTTCAAAGGATTCTGCATTCTCATCCGATACTTTTTCAAGGGATACGGCTCTCCAAAGCTTAGAAACACTCTTATAAACTTTCTCAGTTTCTTTCGGATTATATACAGGTATATCTATTACAGGAGTAGGCACTAACATAACTTCTAACTCTTCTCTTGTAATGCCGTCATCAATAATAGATATTATACCGCTAAAGTCATTATGTCTATAAACCGAATCTATCACTTTCACCGGGAGGGTTGCCACAAAAGCTTTCCCTTTATCAGAATTTACAAGGGTATACATCTGGTGTCTTCTTCTATGCCTAAGGGCTGTCATTCTGTTGAAACCATTTCCTTCTAACCAGGCTACGTAGGTTCCATCATGTTGGTTTTTCCCGCCTAATTTTTGGAATACCTCTTCAAAAACCTTCCCTAAAGAAAGGGAAGTTTTGGCTTGGAGGGTTTGTAGTTCTATTGATTTTTCTAAAAGATACTTATTAAGACCCTCGTTATCTGTAAGATTAAAATCCCCTATCACTTCCGCTTGTAACACGATGTTACCAGCAGCAGGCTTCGGAACACTTTCTGTTTTTTTTCTAAAGCTACCCGATTGTTTCTTGAGCCTAGCCATTACGTCACTATTCATTTATAATCCCCCCTATAATATTCCCATAAATCTCCTGTAGAGGCTGTGCTTTCTTAGCTCCAGTTTCAAAAATAGTTTTACCTTTTTCTGATAAAGTTTCCTCAACTACACTTTCAGGTATAGGATCTGCCAAAACTACTCCTGTATCCGAAAAGAAACTATTAAGATCTTCATAGTATTTTTTATTTAATCTGGTATTTCTTACAAGGTTAGGGACCACTAGAGTGATTTTCTCTCCTTCTGCTTTATTTATAAGTCTCATAATACCAGCTGTACTTAGTTTGTCCAATTTTATTGGAACTATGATCTCATCTGTTATTTCTAATATCACATCATTCAAAACATTAAATACAGGAGCACAGTCTACAATAATATAATCATACTCCTCTTTGAACTTGTCAAAAGCTGCCTTTATTTTCTTTTTAAGGTTGTTCCCAAAAATATCAGTTTCCACAGGTAGATAGTCCAAATTCTCTCTTATTTTAATTTTAACGTCCTCGCCTGTTTGGATGTGATGTTTCAGACCTTTATCATCTTCAAACCATTTTCCGAGGAGAATAAGGCTGTCATTTTGTGCGTCTGAAGTTATCAGAGCTACTTTATTTTCCAAAAGGGCCAGCCCATGAGCTATATTTTTAGAAAGAGTTGATTTTCCTACTCCTCCCTTATTATTTTTTATAGTTACTATTTTTCCCATACTACTCCCCCATTATAGATTTTTTTAAAACTTTAACAATATAAGTCTTCTTTATTGTCATAAAGATTTTTTCATGCATTTTATCAAATTTTTTAGTATTTGTTTCAGTTATATATAGTTCTTTTGCTTTACCTTCAATTTCCTGTTGCTTATCTTTCTTCATATCCAAGAACATATTATATAATAGTTCAGTGGCTGGGTCACTCTGAGGCTCTGAGGCTGCCTCCTTGGATCCCTGAGAAGGTATCTCTTCTATTATCTCAGCCTCTAGCACCTCAGACTCTGTAGGAGTTTCTATAAGGTCTATCACTTCATCTTTTGGGCTATTTTTCATTATACCATTTATGTATTGGACTAATGTAGTCTTGATCTCTCCGGCAAGCCCCTTGTACAATTCTTTTAAAATAAAGATTGCATAACCTTCGCCTTCTTCTCTCAGTATCTTTTGTATCTTATTGTCAGCTCTTTTATTCCAAGCTTTTGATACATAGATATTCTTTTTAGCTTTTGAGATCTCCTCCAGTACCTTCTTATTGGATTCAAGTTTTTCCTCTCTTTCCTCCTTAGGGATAACTTTTAGTTCCTCCCCTTTCACTTGGGATTTCATAACAGGAAAAAATTTTATCCTACTGTATCTATTCTTTGGGATAAATTCATATTGAGTGTGGATCCCTGATGTTTTTTCAACCTCCTCCAGTGTAGGAGTAAGGAATTTCTTTACCAGGTTAGTTTTATTCCCGTAAGACTTAGGCAATGAAAAGAAATTAAACATTTCCTCTTTATTGAGCTCCACCTCTCCTCTTTTTAGGTGGTCCTTTAGTAAGCCGTACATTCTTATAGTATAGGTCCCAGTCAACTCATGAACTACTACTCCCTCTAGCGGAACATATACCTCAGGGATAAGGAGAAGTTCAAGTATCTCTCTGGGGATCTGATACACCAGCCAGGTCATATTATTTTTCTTATCATGAGTAAATCTTACTGAAGCCAGCAAGTTGGATACAACCTCAACATCTAGATTTTTTTTATTTATATAGTTGAACTCCAGGACTGTCTTAGCTGCATTCTTTATATCTTTCTTTAGCATGGTACTGTTGGTATTTATAGAATTAGCTAATGCAGTAAAATCTACTGTTTTAAAATCCAGATAATCTTTTATAGCAGTGTCCTTGCAATATCTCTTTATTTCTCCTATTATCTCATCCACTTCTTGGCTCGTTATTAAAAGTTGCTTTTGTCTATCTGCAACTTTTGTTAAAACCCCGTTTTGAATATTGGAGGTCAACCTTTTGATTTCATCTTCATTGTTAGTTTGTGCTAGTATTCCCTTCTCCTGGAACTCTAGAACCTCATTAGCTACTTTTGTCAAAGCCTCAGTATCGAACTCAGAATGTTCAATTCCATATTGCTTTTTATTGCTAAAGGCATTCTCAAGCAAGTGGTCATATTTATCCTGGGAGACTCCAAGATCTTTCATTTTTTCGGTAAATCCCTCTTTAAACTTTTTTCTTAAATCCTGTTGGGCTCTTAATAGGAGGGCAAATATACTTTTTTCTACCCCAATTTTATAGTACTTACCTTCTTTTAATTTAAAGGTGGTTAAAGCAGAGTGTTGATTTAATACGGTTTCTTTTTTCTTCTTAGAATTATTAATCATAACAAACTCCCTGTTTGTAGTTTTAAAGTTTTAAAGTTCTATAGTTTTCCGACCCATCTAGCCCTTATTTTTAAAGCCCGGATGAAGTCAAAAGCAACTTTCTTTAACAGAAAAACAACTTTTAATAACAGAGAGACAACTTTTGTTAATTCAAAAGCAACTTTTAATAACATATAAGCAACTTTTAATAATTCAATAACAACTTTTATTAACAAGTTATTCTATCTGCAACTTTCTTTAAAACCCTCTTATGAAACACTATTAATTATAGCCTTTTAGACTATGAAAAACAACTTTTTTTAAAACCTTTCAGAGGTTTTTTACAACTCCTTTAATTTTGGGAAGAAAATAGAGTTATTAAAAGTTGCTTTTTAAATAAAAAGAGCCCTTCCCAGGGCTCCTAACTTCCACAAAATTGAATTTGTTTACGTTCCTTTAAACCACTTATCAAACTCTTCTTCAAAGTACTTTTTAGATTTCTCATCATACTCTTGAGCTGTTTTTTCATCTATTCCAAGAGCTCCTATCGCTCCACTATCTAAACAATTTGATAAAAAGCTATATATCCTCATATATCCCATTCTACCAGTGTCTTGTCTAAACTCTTTAAGCTCTATAAGCCATTCTGCCAGCTGCTTATGCTCTAATGAGCATTCACTACACTCTGACTTAGAAACTTCCTCAGCGTGTCTAATAGCTTCATCTAGCGTCATTTTTCCCACTCTTCTCTACCTCCCCCCCTCCGGTGGGATCCCACCGGATAAAATTGAAATTTGTTCCTATCCTTCGTGTATATTCCCTATAATTTCATATCTTGTATGACCATGTTTTGATTCTATTGTGTTTATCCAAGGGATTTGTTTTAAATTTTTATAACTTATGCAAAACCCATTTCTCCAATAAATTACGGTTGCTTCCTGAACTCCGTCACTTATAACATCCCCTTCATAGATCTCTTTCCCATTCTTATCCTTGATGCCTGTATATTGCTCTAAGACAGCCTCATCCTTCCATTCGGCATTCCCATAGCTTATGAAGCCGTCTTGATTTATATTCCAGTAAGGCTCCTTAGAATACTTCTTCTCTAACTTATCCCAAATCCTAAACTTGACCTCTCTCATAGCCCCTCCTTAGTTGTTCCTGTGGTCCTCCCAGGTAATCACATAGATTCCCTCATACTTAGATACATCCTTTACAACCCTTTGGAATAACTCATAGTCCATAGTAGCCAGGAAGATCTTCACTACCAGCCTGTCTATCTTGCCGGCTATATAATCATCCAGGATGTTGAACCTCTCATCTAGGTCCCTCAGCCTCACAGTATTGTTTTTAATGCCGTTCTTCTCTTTATGGTAGAACTCAGGGGCACTCTTAAACTTTACTACTCCAACATTTCCATATACCTCATTGTTTAGTCTCTCAAACATGATTCCCTCCTACCAACAATTTTCAAATCCTCCGCAGCCTCTGGGACCTCTACAGATTCTTTTAATTCAGTCCACTTTTTAATATCTTCCTCTATCAGATCTTCGATATCTTGCCTATGTACATAGCCTTTAGACTTAACATATTCTTTGAATTTTTCTAGCATTTCTAATTCTTTATTACATTCTTGTATTATCTTTTCATAGCTTTTATTCATGCTGCCCCCTCTCCGGTGGGACTCACCACCGGATAAACTTTTGATTTGTTATTATAGTTTCTATCCTCTCAATTCTGATTTCTCCACAATCTCAAAATCAAAATCATTACTCTTCAGGATAGCCCCGAGCCTCCCTGCATTTACCATATCGCAGTCTTTAACCTTTATGAGAATGTTCATAAGGTCTGGCTGCTTTTCTTTAGCTTTTAACCCTTCGAAAATGTGGGATATTACCGGTATTGTCCAGCCGTTCCCTAGCATCCTGTACCTCTGTGTATCGGATACGCCCTCTGTGTACCCGTCAGGAAGCCCCTGAAGCCTCTCACACTCTTTTACGGTTAACTTCCTATAGTTAGGGTTATCTATATGAGGCTCCCCCTCAAAAACGAGCTGCCTCCTTGATTTCTCAAAGTACTGTCTGGGATTCCCTCCCTTGAAGTAGTTGGCATCTATACAGTAGGCTTTATCCCTGTCTACATTCCCATACTCTACAATATCTTTCAGTAGGATCCCTTTATCTTTCGGTTCCTCCACTTTCCAGTTAAACCAGTAATACCTCTGCCTGTTGTGGGCTGTCAGTAAAGAGGAGTTTATAAATACAGGCTCAACTCCCAAAAAACCACTGATAACATCCATACTACTCTTCTTCATTTTTACATTTTCAAGCATGAATTTTACATTTGGATTAATAGCTTTTATATGATCTAGAATATTCATAAATTCAAAGAACAAAGCTGATCTAGGGTCATCGAAGGCCAGTTGTTTTCCTGCAAAACTAAATCCTTGGCAGGGACTCCCCCCCTATTACTAAATCAATGCTGCCCCAGTTTATATCCCACTCTCTCCACTTTGTGACATCCCCTAATCTATAAGGAGTGTCTTGTGGCCAGTTCTTATCGGCCACCTGGATAGCATATAGGTCTATTTCACTGCTATAGTATCTCTTTACGGGGATCCCTGCCCTCTCTAAGGCTATTCTCCCGCAGCTCTTGCCATCAAATAAGCTTAATACTTTCATTACCCCTCCACTCCGGGGGAGGTCCCCCGGCCCAAATATCTATTTTACTTACTCTTGATTTAAAATAACAAATATTTCTTGTAGATCCTGGAGCTCATCCATTGATAGGTTGAACTCTCTTTTAATTTTTCGATAGAGCTCATAATCAAACCTATACTTGCTGCTCTCCACTCCACTCAATTCAGCAGTTCCTATCCCTAATCTTCTAGCCATAGTAGTAAGGTTTAAGTCTTCTTTTTTTCTTATTTGTTTTAGAAAATGCCCTAGAACATTCTTCATTGGTACTCCCCTCTCAAAATCCTTATTTTATCCAATCTTCCAATTTGTATTTATTTCTCATAGAGAGACCTACGTCTCCATTCTCTAAATCTTGTAGACACTTATCTATATCTTCTTGCTTTAAATAATCATAACTGTTAAAAACCATATTGTTTGTAGATCTGATTCTTTCCTTTCTATCGATTATTGTATAGACAGCTCTTCCAAATTGATTTTTAACACATATTGCGTATCTAGCACTTAAAGCCTTTACAACAAACTTTATTTTAGAGCCATCCAACGATAACTTATCTCCTATTTGCATAATCTCACCTCAAATTCTTATTTTATCCGGTCACTCCTTCAAAATACTCTTCAAATGTTTCTGTATCCATTTCTAGCCATTCATTATCACTATCCAGCTTAACTCCGTCATATATTGTTATCCAGGATTTACCACTCAATTGGAAGATGGTTCCTTTTTTTACTGTCATTTCCTCGCCTGTATGCCCTCCATCACCGTCACAAACTTCACAGGTGTAGTCTTTTTTTAACTTGTAATGCCCTTCAACATTGTACTTTTCTAACATAGCTCCTCCTATAGGATCACCGGGAAAACTAACCCGTCAATATCACCAGTTTTATCAGTGTCAAAATATTCTAATTCCCCCTCTAGTTAACAATTCATCATTTGTAACGGTGGTGGCCTATGCCGCCACCATCTCTATAATTTTCTCCATTATCTCCACACTGTCATCTTTCAGGTACTGCTCAGTTGTAGCCAAGTCGCTGTGACCTAGTATTATTTGGATCTCCTTTTGGGAGAACTTCCTAAAGTTAAGCCTCTCGTCTTCACCTTTTTTCAACCCTTCAGCCCGGGACCTCCTCAAAACATGGGGAGAGATATCTTTCTCTATAAGCTTTCCGGCACTCTTTATTCTGGAGGACAGTGATTTTATGGTTATAGCCCTCTTTAAGTCTTTATTTGATTTATTCACTATCATGGGATAGATGAAGAGTTTCTCTACATCATCCTCTCCCCTCTGCTCCAGCCACATCCTTATGAGTTCCTTGGTATCGTTGTGAAACATGAGGGTTGTTTCTTTCTTCTGGCCCTTTCTGATTATCTTGTTGGTTACATTCCCGGAAAGGATATTATTCTTGGTTACCTGGTCCAATTCTGAGATCCTCGCTCCACTATCATATGCCAACCCGACCATTACAGCACACTGCAGCTGTCCCTTCTCCAGGAGCTTTGTAAGTATGGTCCTCACCTCGCTCCTGTTTAGCCACTTCTTTTCTCTTACTAGCTTCTTAGGCATCCTCTTAAGCCTTCTCATAGGGTTTTTGTTGTAGTGTTTCCATTCCTCTTCTTCATCCTCGATATAATCGAGGCAGCTTGTTACTGCACTAAGTATAGAGTTAATCCGTGAGTTACTCAGAGCAAGCTCATCTTGAAACATAATCGACATACTCCTCCAGTCTCTCCGAGACATTTCTAAGATGCTCTTATTTTCATAATTCTCTAGGATCAGCATAGCCACATGTCTTAGAAGGTTCCTGTACTCCAGTATAGTTCTCTGAGTCAATGCTTTACCTCTACATTCGCTTATGTAGTCATCTATTACGGCTTTAGTTTCCTTATTTATTTTTTTAAACTTTTCTTTTGTGTATTTAATTTTTACCATTACAAGCTCCTTACATTTTTCTTAATATATAGCTTTCAGGGACTTTGTAATCCCCTCCATTGCATGAGATAATACAAGTGTTCCCTACCTGGGCTTCCAGAATGTCTTTTACTTCACCGTCTAAAACCATGTCGCTTTCAAAACTATTAACAAAATAAACTTTGTCTCCTATGTTTGCTGGTTTCATAATGATCTCTCCTTTACTCCTATTAAAAAAAACGGTATATTACTAATACAATAAACTTTATAAGGTGGTGATTTTTATGCACGATACAGGTAGTGTAGGTTTTGACCATGACGCTGGCGGTTCAGACTTCTCTCATGGAGAGAATGGTGGATTTAATTCCCATGACCCCGGTGGCGGATAAGGAGATCTTTTAAAGGTCTCCTTTTTATATCCTCCTATTTTTCTAAGCTTGCCTTTAGCAGATATTGAACTTTCATAGAATTAAATATCTTCCTGTGAACCGGATTAAATGCCTTTGTATTAGTATCTTTAAGATAGAGCTCCTCGGCCTTTTTAAGCAGTTCAGGGGTCTCTACTACTTCTACCTTTTCTTCAGGTGGACCCTCAACAGGCTTTTCAGCCACCTGCGGAGGTTTAGGGGGGGCCGGCTTTTTCTCCTCCTCTGCCTCAAGATTTTCAAGAATCTTATTTAGATAAGCAACCAAGTTGCTTTTAATAGGAGTTAGCAGCCCTTTGTAGGCGATTCTCAAGATCTTCTTAACAACTTCTTCTCCCTCAGAGTCCACCTTTTTAATAATCCATGCATCCACTTTGGGGTTCCAAGCCTCTAGGATAAACCTGTTTCTCTTAGCTTTTTCAATTGCTATCAGTATTCCATCAGGTAGCCGGTATGCATCTTCTGATTTAGCAGCCTTGGCTTTTAAGAGCTTGAAATCATACTTGAAGATCACATGAGTAGCCTTTCTTCCTGATTTCTTAAAGTTGATTTCCTTCACCTCTGGGCACTCTTTTTTTATGAACTCGAAGACCTTTTTCTCTATGTGAGAATTTTTATATGTCTCCGGAATCTGGAAGAGAATTTTAAACCTTTCTATATCCAGGATAAAGTCTTTCCGGTGGTTAAAAGCACTCAATAGGAGCCTGGCTCTTATAGCGAAATAGGAATCCAGCTTCATTAACTCGTCCAGGTCAATTTTTGAAAAGGATCTCATATTGAAAAGCTGTTCCTGAAGGTCTTTGTTGAACTGTACAATAATATCTTCCCTGGCATTGTTGTACTCAAGGTATGAAAATAGAGAGTAGTTTCTGTACTTATCATCATCTATCTTCATGAAAAAACTTTTAGATTTAATACCATTTAAGATCTTGTTTAAATAATCAAAGCGATTACTGTTACTTAAATTAGGATAAAGATCCCCTGGAGTTAATTCTACATTAAGAGATTTATTCTCCTGTAATCTAAAAATCAAATTTAAAAATAACTTGATTTCATTTGGGGACCACTTATCCCTTTTTAAAAACTTTGAGTTAGTGTTTCCAAAAACTCCGTTAGTGATATCTCTTGAAATCTCTACATTTTTATTCAAAATAATCTCCCCTTTTTACTAGTAGGTTTTTAGTAAAGAGTAGTAAAGAGTAGTATAGCGTTTTTGTGCTTCTCTGTACTCCAACAAATTCAAAGCCTACAGATCGATTTAAAAAATGAAAGGTGACGTTTATACAGGTAAAGGTGACGTTTATACACCTTTAGGTGACGTTTATACACCCCAAAGGTGACGTTTATACAGGGTAAAGGTGACGTTTATACACCCCTGTTTTAAGTCTTTACCTGCCATCATCAGCTAGGAGGTGGTAAACTCTCCTAGGACTCCCCCAGGAGGAGGAGTTTCGGCTCTTAAAATAATTTTCTAGCTTTAAATGCTGCCTTATTAATATCATATGAATGTTCATCCTTAATATCATGGAGGTCTGCCTTAGCCAAAAGACAGGCTTTATTCGGAGTAACTCCCTGCCAAGTTCCAACATAAATTTCTATCCCGTTATACAACATGAAAACATCATAAAAACCTACTTGGTTTAACATCTTTGTCATCTTTCCTCCTTAAGCGTATACTCTATGTGGCTAGTGGATACATGAACATACCCACCAGCCTTAATATAGTGGCAACATTTACCGTTTTTCCAGCCAAGATGAACTACCCTAGAGGAGCTTCCAAAGTGGGCCCGGATCCTTTCTTTAGCAATTTTATCTAAAGGGATAGAGTCATCCATGCTTTTCCATCCTGTTCGCTTCCATGTATAAGGCATTAGCTCACCCTAGCTTTCCATCTTTTGTTTTCAGGTGTAGCTTCATCAAGGATCTTTATTGCTGCTTTGATATCTTCAAACTTTCCTTCATGGGCGTAACCATAGAAATACTTGATTTGATCAGGACTATTTTTATAAACAATTCCAAGGGCCGTACCTTTCAATTTTCCAATTGGCCACTTTAAATGCGAGGCTTTATCAAGAGTCATCTCAGAAGTATCATGAGTGGTTGTTGGCGGTTGTGATTTCTTTTGAGCTTCAGTAGTTGTTGTAGTGGTAGCTTGCTTGTCACACTCATTAGTGTAAGCCCAATATGGTAATGTAGGCTCCTTCCACCACATCCATTGACCACCTTTCATTTTCGATTTGTGCCATCCTATAGTGTCTTTTGGCTTATCCTTCTGAACCTCTTCAGCATACATTTTAGGAAGTTTATAGAGGTATCTCCCGATCCCAAATCCAGAGGAAGCCACTCTTTTAAGTGCTCCAGAACATCCGCCCTTAAGTGCATTTGGCTCCCCAATCTTACCTGTAAGTTCAGCACCGTCCTCCTTGATGATCTCACGACCATCATATATGGCCTTGAGTCTGCATAGAACACCCGATGGAGTCTCTCTATAAGCTACTGACCATCCATCGAACCCGAAGCAGTTATCAAGCCTTTCCTGTATTGCTCTAGCTTGCACGTAAGTAGCAACCTGAACCCAATATTTGCCGTTTGATTCACCAGAAGCCTGAACCTTGAATTCAAGCTCCTCCTTATCGAAAACTGCTTGCAATTTATTTTGTGTCATCATTGGTTAACACCTCCCTAGAAGGAAAGCAGCCGCATCGGACTGCACCTCTTCTATAGATTCGTGTACTTGATTTTCACTTTGAATATCCTCTTGATCCAACTTACCATTTTCAACTTCCTCCCAAAGATTATTCCAATTTCCAAAGTCTGTTGTACTTCTCATATTAAGCCACCCCCAGGGTAAGTTGCTTAAGCTTAAGGCTTGCTAGGTAGTGGATCTCCCCTTCAATCTTAGCAATTTCTTCAGGACCACCAACCTTCTTAACCCACTCTAAGGATCTCTCCCTGCTCGCTATGAGGTCCTCAATTGGTAGGTTAAAGTTGTAATGGCTAACGAATTCCATCTTATCAATATCAGATAGAGCAACCATTGCTTCTCCATGATCCTTGTAGGAGATTCCTTGTTTCCTTAAGTAACCATCGAATTGAACCATTGAATCTCTCTTCATTAGTATGCACCTCCTGTTAACTTAAGCATTTTAGCTTGAGCTTCTTCAAGAGTGGCACCTGTGACAGTAATAGACCCTCCTAAGCACTTTAGAGAAACTTCCCATGTTCCATTATTCAATTTTCTTTGTTTCATTTTGTTACCTCCTTGACTATTAGCCAAGCAAGTGGTAGACTTGAAGTGCGAATTCTGGTCGGCCACTGGTCGGCTTTTTTTTGTTTTTTTAACTTAAATTTGCTAATTTTTAAATAATTTTTAAAAAAATTATTTGTTTTTGAGTTAAAAATTGAATTTAAATATTCAATTCTCTTACTCACATTAACCTATTTCAATTTAATAATAACCTTTTTTTGGTTAATTGTCAAATTTAAAATAACTTATTTTTAGTTATTTTTAGATAAGGTTGACACAATTGGAGGTTAAAAGTATAATTTGAATATAAAATATAACTTTAGTTTAGTTAATTGTTGCGAATTAGGAGGAAGTTGAATGGATAAAATTAGAACGACGGGTGAAATAATTATAGAATATTTAGAAAGAAACGGTAAAACTCAAAAACAAATTGCAGAAGAATGTGGAAAAAGTCAGCCTTTTATCAATAAAATTGTAAAAAATAAAACCAATCCACCAGAAGATTTTTTGAGTTATTTTACTGAAAAATACAATGTTACAGATCAAGATTTATCAGATATTTATAGTTATGAAGAATATAGAAAAATTTCCCCAGATTGGAAAAGAAAAATTTTTGATTTAATGGAAGAAAATAAAAAATTACAAGAACAAGTAGATGAATTAAAAGATTTAGAAAGATTTAAAGAAGCCTTTACAATGATTGCATTAGAAAATTTTGGTAAAAAGAAAGAAAAGTAAAAACTTTTTTGAAAATTATTAAGTGATTTTAAATTATAGATTAGTTATAAAAAAGGCAAGCCTATTTTTTAGGCTTGCCTTTTTACTTAGTTAAGAGTTTTAAAATCCTCTCCAATAATGGTTATTATGCCAGCAGATCCTTCGTTATGAGATCTACTAGAAGCTTTTTCTTTACTGAATGCAGAAGTTGCAAGAACAAGCAATAGAGATAAAAAAATCAGTGTTTTTTTCATACGGTCACCTCCCTTCTTTCTAGTAAGTTAATCAATTCGCTGTCAGCAAATTGTTTATATTTTGAATATGTTTCCAAAATATCAGGTAAAGAAAATTTATTTCCTAAAATTCCAGCTTTTAAAGCTTCGATCTTATTTGCAATGTCTATGTCTTTTTCAGCTTCATACTCTAATGCAGCCATTTTCAAGTATCTAAAAGTTTTTACTCTATTCCCTAGTTTTTTATAGTAGTCGTGTAGCAAAAAACTTCTTGTGACCTTGTAGTTATTATTGTCAGTAAGAAGAAACTCAGGTTCTATCTCCTCTAGAATTTTTTTTGCTTTAGAAAAGTCTCCTTGATTCTTATAAAGTTCAAATAGGTTAAAATGAGCATGGATGAAGTCATCTTTGTCATCTGAATTTTTTATAATGCCTTTATAAATTGAGATAGCTTTGTCTACCTTCCCTGCTAACTCATAATTAACACCCAACTGTATTCGAACTTGGTTGTTTCTTTCTAATACTTTTATAGCTTCATCATAATTTTTAAGGTAGTTGTAACTTAGTGATAAGTTAACAAACAAACAAGCTGAATAAAAGTCATTTTTTTTATGAAAATCAGTTCTATAAATAACCTTTTCATAGAAATCTACATTTTCTTCGTAAGCTAAATTATAGTTGTTAGCAAGAACGTAAGCATGAGAAATGAAAAGTAGATCTTCTCCCTCCAACACGCCGATAGCCTCATCAATAATTAAATCTAAGATTTCTTTCATTTCTTTTTTCTTCGAGAAATCGATCATTCTTTCTAAAAGGCTAATACAAACCTCGAATACCTGTTCACCAAAATCATGATAGCTAGTTTTAAAAAAATTAGCTAGTTCTATTATGCTCTCAGAATCAGAAAGTTCAATTTTTGCGAGCATATAAGTACTGTGTTTTTCCAAATAACTCCACCCCCCACATAATATTTTACTATGAAATATTGACAAGTAACTATTAATAAGTTATTATTCTAATATAAATAACTTATTAAAGGTTAATTTATACGCTCTAAAAAGCATTTATTAACTACAAGAAGAGTATACTATTTCAAAAAGATAAAATCAATATATTTTTATCAATTTTATTAATGGATTTATTATCTATGAATACAGATAGACCTATCCATATTTATAGATAGTTGTTTCATTTTGAAGTATACTCTTTAGTTGAAAATTTGTAAAGTAATAACTATGTTGTCATTTTCAACTGTGACAAAATCTCAATATTTACAATGTTTACATTATAAGCTTGTTATTTCATTACTGCAAGCGAATGTGTAATCCCTAGATTACACTTTTTTTCAAAAATTCATATTTTTTTTATCGTTGTATAGTATTTTAGGAGTGAGGTGATAGGAATGAGGACAACGGCCGAAAACATCACACTAAAGAAAGGCGAAACAATGAAATTAGAAGGGTTGGCAATAGTCGGTTCCGGATCTGTAGAGTTGATATTACAGGGGAAACCGATTTGGGTATACCCTACCCGCTCAACAGTAGGATATGAGCTTGTTTTTAAGGAGCTTGAATCTGTATTTCCTAAGATAAGAGCCTTGGATGATACAGAGATAACCTATATAGAATCTTCAGAACTCAGGAGACTCTACAAGGAGAATAAAAGATTTAAAAAATCCGCAGATAAAGCTATAACGTTAACAATAAAAGCATTATTGAAAGAGGTCCTAACGCATAGCAATACTACATTCGATATAGCTCTTAAGAGGCTTGTAGAGAGTGCAAGGGGAACTTACTGTCCTGTAAATATAGCCCAGCTTTGTAAAGAGTGGGGCTATAGTAGAAACCAATTCTATAAAGCTGTAAAGAAGCTGAAGGAATTGGGAATCTACTATAAAGGGCACTGCCTCATAAAGGAGGAAGAGGAGGTGAAAGAGTGATAGGGTTATTTTTCTACAACTTCCTGAAAGATCTCATAGATATCCAGTTGATATTTATAAAGGTTATCAGGAAGGTGAAAAAAGAGAGGGTCCGGGAGAAGCCCAGGGAAAAAATACCAGTCCTGAAGATGTGGCCAGATCCGAGGGAAGGGATCCGCTGTAGCTGATATCAGGTCATTGGGTGATTGAACAATATATAATTAATAACTTTGTTTATGCATAGTGAGGAGAGAATTTAAAAATTAAGGAGGTGAAGGCCTCTTAATTTCATGAATACTTGTAGCTCTCCTCCTGATGTACCACCTAGCGGGTCTCATCCAAGAGGCCAGAGGTGCGATTCCTCTGTGGTGAAAACTAATACTTTCCCTTTAGATAATTTGAGAGTCATTAAGACTCTCATAGAGCAGCAATATTTTTCTGGCCAGAGGCCACCAAAATACTGAATAAGATTGCCATCTTAGCTGTTCTATGAGATTTTTAAATCTCAATCCAAGCACCAAAGGTTTAGGGGCACAACGCCCCTAAAGCCCCCCTGAAAATCAATAATAAAATGAGGGGTGAGATAATGTTAGGAAATAGAGTTTTTCAAAATGAAATGATTGTTGGAATGGCTAAGGTCCTTAAAGTTCCAATTGAGAAAGAATCAGAAGTTTATATTCTCTACAAGAACGAAAGGGACAGGGTCCATAGGAAGGAATACTTCAGGGGTAGCCCAGATGATACATACCAAAAGTTGCTTCAAATTGAAGAATATAGGAGGGGGGAAGCGTGGGGATAAAAAACATTAAGATGATCAACATCAGAAAAAAGGATCCAAAGGAACTGGATGCAGCTCTCGCTGAAGTTAATAGTAATAAGCTTATAGAGGGAAGTGTGAAGTTTTGGGAGTCCATAGACAGGACTACAGGGGAAAAAGAGTTTTGCTACAGTGCTTTATCCAGAATATAAGGAGGGAGTAAGATGCAACTAGCTAAAGGAGAGTTAATTCACGATATAAAAGATCGATTTAGATTTTCATTAACAGAATTAAGAAAAGGCCTTATGGATTTTGAGTTAGACCTTGTTTACCAGGCGTATCCAAAGTTGTCTAAAAAAGAGATAGACAATATTTAAAAAGAGTTTAGTCAGGGAAAATTTAAGGCTAAAGCCAAGAAGAAAGAAACTTACAAACAGCCACAAGAGGGGATGTATAGAGGGGTCATAAGTGGAAGAGTCATTATAGGATAACAGTATGCACTGGTAGCTCAGTTGGTTAGAAGCACCGTGATGGTAAGCGGTGGGCTCGGGTTCGAATCCCGACTGGTGCAACCTAGGTACACCTCCTTAATATATATAAGCGGGAGCATTAGCTCTCGTGTAGTTGGCTAAAAGGACAGAGCCTTTGCTCGAATAGTCAAAACCTTTTGCGTTGGCCAACTACACGAGATTTAATATCTCACACAAAGAGGCCTCCTTTTATAAGGAGGCCAACCCTATGGGGTAAAGGAGGGTTAAAATTAAAAAGAGACTAGATGAAATCTTTCAATCTCTAGAAGTAGTAGGGACATTGGCCCTCCACGAACAATTTGAAAAGATTATTGAAGAGGTTGAGGAGCTGGATTATGCATTGCAGTGTGAGTGCGAAGAAAGGGTTACTCAAGAAGCAATAGACGTAATGAGAGCCTTAAAAGGATTCTTAGATATACTTGCGGAAAAACATGGAATAGATGTCAATGAGGCTCTCTTAGAGAATGACGGGAGCGTTACGAGTAGATATGCAGTGGCGAAAAGGAGGAATGGGTTAAGTGAAAGAGGTTAGGTGCAGTTGTGGGAAGCTTCTTGCAAAAATTAGTGGTGAAAGGTTGGAAATAGATGGAGAAACAAAGGTTTCCATATCTATTAATGATTATGAAATAAAATGCCTTAAGTGCAAGAATGTAAAAAAAGGAAAAATTAAATAAAAAATTAGAGACTCACGAAGTCCCGGCAAGGAGCGATCCAAGCCTGGGGCTTTTTATTTTTTGGAGGTGAAGAAAAGTATGTGGATTACCAAGACGTAGATTTCCAAAAACTCTGGCTGGAGTGCTATGAAAAGGTGTATAGAGCCTGCTTTTCTCAGTTGAAATATACAGAAGAGAAGAAACTTAAGATACCTGAGAACCATAGAGAGCTTCAAAAGATTGGAGCCGACAAGATCAGGTTGAAGGTGCTTGAAAAGGGCATCCATGGGCTTGAGTCAAGAAACTGGAAGGTTAATATCCGTGGGGACAACTTTACGAAGCTCTACTCAGGGATTACCGGCAGAACCCACTGGTGTTTTCTAGAGATCAATCCAGCTAAGGTTTTATATGGAAACAATATCAGGAATGTAAGGAGCAGGGACCTTATCAATAAAGTATTCAAAAGAGCTTTTCAAGAGATAGAGGAGCTAGGATATACGATAGATCCCGATCATGTAGAACTTTCTCACCTGGAAGCTAACGAGATACTAATCCTAGATCCTAAGGATATCAATCAAGATACTGTAAGAATCATCACCGACGATATATCTAAGGGACACTTTAGGACTAAGAGTAGCTTACACAAGCAGTCCCTGAAACCAAATGGGTTTGAGATAGGAACCAGGGAGAAGGGGATAACCGGGTACGATAAGCACCTGGAGATTCTGAAAAAGGAGCTGAAGAAGAGAAACAGGAAGCTTCCATCAATGAAGGAGCTCCGTAAGCTAGCAGCAGACTATATGATCTTTTTTAGGTTAGAGGCCAAAAGAGGTCCCGAATCCCTTAAAAATATTCTTGGAGAAGAAGGGGTTAAACTAAGTAGCTTCCTAGAGAACCCCGAGGAAGTACTAGATAAAGTGTTTACATCTACTATAAAGGAAGCAGGACTTACAGAAGAGAGGGTAGTAGAGATCAACTCCAAGAAGGTAAAAAGCTTGGCACTTAAGTTCAAGAGGTATAAAAAAAAGTCTGATAGGGGCTTTATTGTGAGGTTCCTCAAGGACTACCAGTCTCAGGTGTGGGGGTTAGATCAGCTTTATGGTGTAGTGGATCATATTGGAGGGGACAGAAAGCTTAGATACAAGAGGAAAAAAAGTTTAAAAGCAAACTATGAAGAGATTAAAAATTCAGAGAATAAAAGCTTAGATGCCTTTAGATGTTTAAAAAATTTCATTGAAAACATCTAAATTTATTTGTCGCCTAAAAATTCTATTATAGTCGACGCTCAAAAATACAACTATCTAAGCAATATAAGGGAATATAGAGGATTCATGAATAAAAAACGATACCCCCACTCCCTTACTATAAGTAGGAAGTTGTAACAAAAAACTTGGATATTACTTGGATGAAATGGAGGGGATTAAGTTGAGTACAGATATCTGGAAAATTATAAGAAAAGAATATGAAACCACATTAACCTCCTACCAGAAGTTATCTGACAAACATGGGTACACCAAGAATGCTATAGCCACCAGATCCAAGAAGGAAGGCTGGATAAAGTTTAAAAAAAGAAGAGAGATAATCCAGAGAGCAGCTGAAGAGTTGTTTGCAGAAGAATCGACCTCGAAGGTGCTGGACCTCATTAGGAAAGAAGATGGCTCCCTGGAAAAAATTCAGGTTGAAATCGATAAGGATGTCCCTTTTGCAGATATCATCCAGATGGTTACAGAAATATCAGGAGGAGCTGAGGAAACTAAAATTGGCCTAAAAGTAAAAATGGACGGAACCATCAAGTCCTTAGCAGAAACTGCAATGATGATTGGAAATAAGAGAAGAGAATTAAGAGGAGTCCTACCTCTAAAGGACAGAGAATTATTGAAACTGAAGAAGGAAGAGCTTGAACATAAAAAATATGTGGATTATCAAAAGCTTACTCTTGATAGAGAAGCTCTTGAAGTTAAGAAAAAAGAGTCATTAGGAGATGCTTTAGAAACTGAGGAGAAGCAAAAGCAGATAGAGGAGAATCAAGAGGATTTCTTCAATTCACTTTTCCACGATGGGGAAGATATGTTTTCACAGGAGTAACTCAAGGGAGATGATTATGGATTATTGCATTGAAGTGAAAGGGATAATGTATATTTGGTGTGATTATATCAGAGACTATCGGCCAATAGAGCCAAGCGAGGTTTAATATGTGGAAATTAACTATAGCAGATCCAACCGGAAAGAAAGACCTTGAGCCAAGGCATTATGACAATTATGATGCAGCTGAACTTGAAAGAGTGGGATATTCAATGAATGGTTATCAAACTTGTCTGCAGTATGTGGGGCCAGAGGCAAAGTGTTTCCAGTGTGCTTTGATACAAGATCACACATGTTCAGAGACCTGTCCTTACCACAAGGAGGTTGATATGTAATGAAGCTATGGGAATGTATACATTATAGAAAACTGGCTCATCACGAGCCATCTTGTCAGAAAGGGATCCCGTTACATCTATGCAGCGGAGACTGTGGACAGAATATGACACTTGGAGAATGGAGGGAGATCCTCAAAAAGATTCCATATAAGAAAAAGATTGGTGATGCAACATAATTTTGCAAGAGGGGTGGATTTTTAAAAAAAGATCTACTCTTTGTGCAAAATTGTAATTTGTACAATAGGACATTGGAAACTGAATATTTTTAATCGATAAACAGTATTAAAAGTAAGTTCATTAAAAATGTATCAAAAATTATTTACTTTAGCTCTTGTTTACTATATAATTAAAGTAGTGAAAGTTACTTTAGTTACATTAGATACAAAAAAAAGGGGGGAGGAATATGATTTTTGGTTATGCGAGGGTTTCAACAGAAAATCAAAGACTCGGAAGACAGATAGATAATATTTTTGATAAATACCCAGAGGCTCACATCTTTAAAGAAAAATTTACAGGAACTACAACAGATAGGCCAGAGTTCTCAAAATTAATAAAAGAGGCTAGAGAGGGAGATAAAATAGTTTTTGACTCTATATCAAGAATGAGTAGAAATTCAAGTGAAGGAGTTGGACTTTATAAAAGTCTTATGGAAAATAATATCGACTTGATATTTTTAAAAGAACCTCATATTAATACAGAAGTGATAAAAAGAGCAATAATGAAAGCTCATAGCTTTAAGCTTGAAAATGATGGTAATAAACTTTTAAAAAGAACAGAGGAGTTTATAAAAGATATTCTTCTTATTCAAGTTGAGGAACAGATTGAAATAGTTTTTAATCAATCAGAGAAAGAAGTTAAGGATCTTCAAAATAGAATTTCAGAAGGAATGAGAAAGGCAAAGGCTAACGGCTCAAGGATAGGAACTGAGAAAGGTAGAACCTTTGAAACAAAGAAGTCAATTGAAATGAAAGAGAAAATAAGAAAGATGTCTAAAAAGTTTGATGGGGTTATGAAGGATAAAGAAGTCATTGAGATTTTAAGACTCTCAAGAAATACGTATTATAAATATGTAAAAGAAATGAATAAATAATTTTTAGTACCGCTTATCGATTAAAGATAGGCGGTTTTTTATTATCACTTATTTTTTATAAAAATTTTACAGGTACAAACATAGGGGGACTTCATTTGGAAGCCCTTAAAATCAGTCTGAGGAGGTCAAATTTTGATAAGGCGTGTTGATTTTAGATTTAACTTTAAGAAATTCAAGAAAAAATCAAAAAACCTTGTCTTGATGTACTCCTCGGAGCACTTTAGGAAAAAGTTTAAGGGAGTAGTTGCACATGGAGCTGTAAGAAGTTCTAAAACTTTCTCTCTTGCCCTTGGACAGATACTTTATGTTAACCAGACAGGAGAGAATACACTTAACCTCTGGGGAGGAGTATCTAAAGAAGCCATCGATGGTAACTATGTTACTCCTTCCTTGGACCTTCTTAGGTCTATAGGGTTTTCCTGTAAAAGAAGTGGTAACGAGGTAGAGGTTTATCTGCCTAGGTCCACGAGAATCACCAGAAAGCTGGGGCTCAGGGCAGGTGTAAGAAACTACTACGAGATCAAGGGAGGAGATACTGTCAGATCAGAGAGCAAGGTCCAGGGTAGAACCTACTACACTATCCTGATAGATGAGGCTCCCAAGTGTGACAGGCAGTACATTCGGCAGGCTATGGCTAGAACGGTTTCCTATGGTATTGATGGAAAGGTGTTCCTTACAGGGAACCCAGAGGGGTCTAAAAAGCATTGGTTCCATAAAGAATATATAGCTGGAGCAGCTAAAAAGCTACTATTTCCTATCCATTTCAAGCTAGAAGACAATGGTAGTTTAACCGAGAAACAGATCAGCCTAGCTAAAACTATGTACTCTGGGGTTTTCTATCGGAGGATGATCGAAGGGGAATGGGTAGCAGCTGAGGGGCTGGTTTATGACTGCGTAACTGAGGCAAACTACATCACTTCAGATCAAGTACCGCAAGGGGCTCTAGATGTATATCTATCCCTCGACTACGGTAACTCAAATGCTTTCAGTTGTGGGCTATGGGTGAAAAAGCGAGGGGATGACAAAGCATACAGAATCGACCAGTACTACTATAACGCTAAGAAAGCCGGCAAGAAGAAGTCAGCAGCTCAATACGTTAAAGAGATCATAAAGATGATGGAACACTATGGCCTGGAGCCTTGGGAAGCAGAAGGGATTGTGGTCGATCCATCAGCCCCTATAAAACCTGAGCTTGAAGAAGGGGGCTTCTATGTAATCGATGCAGACAACAATGTATTGGAAGGTATACAGGAGACGTATGAAGCCCTGGCAGAAAGAAGATTGCTTATAGTCAAAGAGAATTGCGAGAGCTGGTGTGAAGAGGTTGAGCTTTATGCATGGGACGAAAAAGCCTCTGAACAGGGAGAAGATAAGGTCATGAAGATGTGGGATCACACAATGGATGAGACTAGATACTTTACTAAAACAGTATTAGCAGCATAGGAGGGAATGTGTGGCAAGAAAAAAAAGAATTCAAAAGAATAGGGCTGAGCCCAAAGGACAAATAGTTACAAATAAAAGCTTGAAAAATAAAGAGGGAAGAGGTTTTGATTCTTTGAGCATAGATCCAACAAAGGTAGACAACCTTAATTTCAAGCAAGAAAAAACATACTATGACAACAATGAATTTATTCAAAGAATAATCTCTATTCCCATTCTGGATGCTGCCAAGGATGGAATAAAAATTCTTTTTGATAATGAGGGAGATCAAGAGAGGTTTAAAAACTACATCCAGGATAAAGACCTAGACATTGAAAAGCTCGCTATAAGAATGGGAATAATAAGCCGTAAACATGGAACCTCAATCATGTACGGAGTTTTCGATGAGTTGGGAGGAGCCTCTCTATCTGAGGATCTGGGAAGAATAACTGGAGTAAGAAAATTTAATGTCCAGGGGTCTAATGTCATCCAAGAGATTAAGTATAACGACGACTTTCTGAGTGAAGATTTTGGAGACATAAAAGTTTTGAAGCTTAGTAAGAAGCCTTTTGGGGACGTGGTGGTCCACAAATCAAGAGTCCACCTCCTCCATAATAGAGGGGGAAAGACAAAAAAAGGAACGGGCATCTCACAGCTTCAAAAGCTACGAATGGAGCTAATGATGACTCACACTATAAAATGGAGCCTGGCTGAGATTGCCTACAGACTTAACTGGATCTTCTTTAAGACAAAAAAAGCTGTGGCTGGCCAAGATCAGGAACAGGAGGAGTTCCTTAAAGATATCAATACCAAAACTCAAGCCTTTATAAGTAGAGAGGATGGTGTAGAGTCGATAAATGCTGGAACGGGTGTTAATCCAGTTAACTGGTATCAGTTTGTCATGGAAGTAATATCCTCTTGTACTGGTATCCCCAAGCAAAGGCTCTTAGGCCAGCAGAAAGGAGTTTTGGCAGCTGGCCAGGAGGATAGAGAACAGTATTTTCAGATGTTAGAAGTTACTAGAAAGAGAGATATGGAGCCTACCATTAACTTCATAGTAAAAAAAGTAGCTGAAGCAATCAATCTTGGAAAATATGAGATTCAGTGGGGAGACTTAAGAGCACTATCTGAAAAGGATTCTATTGATCTGGCTGATGCAAAAGTAGAACTTCTTAACAAGCTTATAGATGCCTTTAATAAGTTAGCAGGAACAAAGGGAAGAGAAACAGCTAGGGCAGCAGTATTTGAGCTTGCAAACTCCCTGGACTTTGACGAGGGAATGCTGGAGCAGCTCGCCAAGGTGACTGGACATGAATCTTGATTTATCTTTTGATGAGAAATTTAAAAAAGGCCTGCTTAAGCTTGTTGATGACTTTGGGGAGGATCTTATTGATACCCCAGGGACAGAAGAAGAGGTACTGGAGCAGCTTCAAAGTGACCACCAGGTTTCTGATGAAGAGAAATCTGAAGCCCTAGCACTTGTAGCAGCTTTATTCCTACAGGGAACCGAGGAGTTAAACACAGCGTTCCAGGGAGAGGTGGAGACGGTGGCTGAGGAATACTCACATGATGAATGGATCATAGGAGCTTATTCTGCAGCTATAGCAGCGAACCAATTCCACAAGCAGACTGTACTCAATAAGTTTATAGCTGCAGTGGCTGAGTTCAAAGATACGAGCAGCCTCACACACATAGATATAAAAATAGAAGTTGATAAAAGGATAAAGGAGTTTTTGACTCAGGCCGTGGCAGAGGGGAAAAAGGTTACTGAGGGAAAGATGGCTTTCTGGGCTTCAGATCAGACAGGAAACCTTGTGAGAGAAACTTCTAAGGGGCTTTTTAAAGCTAACGGGATGGAGTATTACATCTGGATGACCCAAGGGGATGACAAAGTTAGACCAGAGCATGATGCGTTGGGAGAAACGCTGAGAAAATGGGGCGAAGGATTGGAGCCTGGGGAAGATTGGGCGTGTCGTTGCTATCCTGTAGTTCCTACTAAAACCCAGATCTTAAAGTTTAAGAAGACCGGGAACAATAAAGTTTTATCAGCAGCTTAAGCGAAGTTCGTAAAACAAAAATATGCGAACTTCGATTATAAAGCTAATGTTTTCAATGGGTAGAGACCACCTTCTAAAGCGTGGACAGTTTTAAGAGGTTTTCCTCGGACAAACACCCTTAAAATTAATAAAAAGTACCAAAATTCAAGTACAAAAAAGGAGTTGAAATGAAGGTAAAAAAGTCGATTGAAATGAAGAATTTGAACTTGAGTGCTCTATCAGCTGTAAAAGAGCCCAATATAGAACTTGACTGGCTAGTTACCAAGGGGAAAACAAAGCAGCTTAAATTCATAGCAAAGTCTCAGATCCTTAAGGGAGAGGCAATTTTAAAAAGCCTTGGACTTGATAATATTGAGCTTGGCGAAGGAGAGCACCTGGCTGTTTCCTGTGCTTATCCAGCATACAAAGCTGATTATGATGATAACTTTGCAATCCCAGAGGAGATCGCAAAGGGTATTAATACCCTAGTTGAGTCAGGGAATATGGTTGATACAGAGCATAATTGGCAAGAGAACGAAGAGATTAAGATAATCAAGCATATTCAATTAGAAGAAGCTACTACCTACGAGGATGAGAAGGGGGAGATCCAGGAACTCGAGAAGGGCTCTTGGATTGCAGCTGCAATCGTAAAAGGGAACTCCTGGGAGAAGATCCAATCAGAGGAACTTAATGGATGGTCTATAGGAGGAATGGCAGAATTTGACGACCAGGATGTAAACCTTGGAGAAATAGCCAAGGATAAAAAAGGGTTTATCAATCTTATGAAGAGTATCTTTGGTCTTGAACCTGTAACTAAAGGGGTTCTTAGTGACCAAATAAATTCACAAAAGATTCTTGATACAGCTTCAGACCTCTGGTGGTCCTTACATGACATTCTCTGGTATGAGGGCGATATTCCAAAATTCAAGCAAGGTTTAGATGAATTTTCTGGCATTCTTGACAATTTAAGTTCACAGATGGAAGCTGGAGAAATTATTAAACATATAAAGAAATCTAAAAAAGCAGGAGGAGAAGATATGACAGAGCAAGAAATACAAGCACTAGTTAAAAAGTCAATGGAACCTTTAGAAAAGAAAATTGAAACCCTTGAGACTGAAAATTCAGAGCTAAAAAACAACCAGGCAGAGGTTGAGAAAAACAAGAAGAATGAGGCAGCACAGACTCAAATCAAAAAGTATATCGAGTTTGGGGAGTCTATGGGGCTTGCCAATGTAGAAATCGAAGGGGAACACACTCCAGGAGAAGTGGCCCTAGAGGTTCTTAAGTCTGTCAACATTGGCTCTGAAGATATGACAGAGGCACAAGCCGAAGCACGAATCGAAGCTGAGATCGATATCAGGAAGAGTGCAAGCACTTCGAATGTAAAGGTTGAAAAGTCTAAGCCAGGTACACCTGGAGGAGCCACTTTATCAGAAGTTACCAAAAGCATAAAGGAGGGGAAGTAATAAATGAAAATAGGAGCTGACAATATTATTTCAGGAATGCCAGGACAAACAGGATATCCGAGAGTAGATTCTCAGGAGCTTTCAGAGGGGGTTGTAGAGTTCGGAAGGGTTGTAATTCCAGGAACTACGGCCCAGCAGCTTAAGCCAATGGCTTTGGTTACAGACTCCCCTGTAGGGATTGCTCTGTTTGACAACTACGCTCAAGAGGTATCTGAGGCCGACCAGTATGGCGATGGGGTTTCCATGAGCTACAGGAAACAAGGGACAGTCAAGCTGAAGCTTGGAGAGGCTGTTGAAAAGCATGATCTTTTATCTGTATCTGCAGATGGGAAAACATTCTTTAAAAAAGATAATGCCGGTAAAGCAAATATACCAGCTAGAGCTCTAGAAAGTGGAGTATTAGGCGACATTATCGAAGTATACGTGGACTTTTTAACACTTTAAATTTAGGAGGGAATAGATGATAAAAGTAACTAAATCAAGCGGTGGAGGAGTAACAAGACTCGTGGAGCCTTTCAACTCTGCTCTAGAAACAAGCATCATGGAAAGACAAGGGAAGATCGATGCCAGGCTGCACATTCCACAGATAGATCCATCAAGGTTTAGAAACCTAACAGTCAGCAAAAAAACAGTAACATATCAAAAAGTGGATTACTCCGGTGAAGTAAAGGTTTCAGATGGCAGATCAGAGGACTTAGGAAGAATTAGGGCTTCAAAGAAAAAGCACATAGCTCACCTTCACTTCCTTGGAATAGGTGTCGAGCTAGGGCCGGATGAAGTAGATGCCATTGAGGGAGGAGACGTAATCCCTATTGCTGATACTAACAAAGCCGTAGACATCATTTTAAGAGCAGAGGATAAAGTGCTCTTCTCAGGGTATGCCCCACTTGGAAGAATCGGGTTAGCCAATCTTCCGGGGAGAAGAAGTTATTCTGTAGTTACTGGAGCCGCTGGATTTACTTGGGCCAAGAAGACTGGTCCTGAGATTCTTAAGGACGTTATAGAATCCATAGCTGACTTTAACAAGGATGGAAAGTATGAAGCAAATAAGCTTCTTGTAAATAGAGCTTTCTGGCCTAAGTTAAAAGAAGACTATTCGGACAAATCATCTGTAACAATAGAAGAGAAGATCAAGGCTCTTATCAATATAGAGTATTCCTACGGGGTAGTTGATGATTCTGGTGTTGAAGCTGTATCTCTAGTAGAAGAAGCTCCTGAGAACTATGGATTCATTGAAGTTGAGGCAGCTTCAGCTCAAGCTGAGTATCCAGACAAGAGAAAGACTGTTGTTCCTGTTGAAGAGAAGGTTTCTGAGGTCATCGGGTTCAATCCTGAAGCTGTAATGTATTTAGATGGTGTTAAATAATAAGGGGGAGCAGTAATGAAGAAAATTTTTATAAAATCCGGGGTAAAAGCTAACTTAACTGTGCCACAGGCAAAGATGGTCATCCCATTTGGGGCTCACACCGTGGAAGTATCGGAAGACCAGATCCAAAGTTTAGAGGAGTGGCTAAAGAACCCTTCTATCAAAAGAAGAGTGGCTAAAAAAGAGATTGAGGTCAGGTTTGAAGAAATCTCAAAGGAAGAGCTCAACTCTGAAGGCTTAAAGCTACAAGAAAAAGAGCAGCTTGAGGAGACCTTCAAGGAAAAGTACGGTTACATCTCTGCTTTGGCTGGAGAGGAGCTCGAGGCTCTGTATGAGGAGATTCTAGGCAGCAAGCCAGGAAACAGAACTGACGAAACTCGTAAGGATGAGATCGTGAAGCACTTGAGAGAAAAAGAGGGGCTGTAAGGAGGGGACATGGCAGCAGATAAAAATAACATCTTATCCATATATCCTGGGGCGAAGCATCTGCCTGAAGAGACCATTACATATTGGATCGGATATACAGGAAATAAAATATCCGACTGTATCCCTGAAGCTGAAAGAGACCATGCACATGGTCTCTTGGCTTCCCACTACCTTTATACAGTAGCTGATTCAGAAGGGCTGGCCAATGTAGAGAGCGTGAAGCTTAAGGATAAGGTAGAGAAAAAGTTTTACCGAAGAGGCGGTTTTAAATCAAAGGTTGAGAACAACTATGATTTAACACCTTATGGCCGTGCTTATAAGGAATTAATCGACTCACACTGCAATAGTAACGTTGGCAGCGATGAGAATAATAGCTTTTTAGTGAGATAGGAGGTAGAAAAATTGGCAAAAGTAAAAATAGTGGCCAGTAGAGACATCAACATCAATATAGGTCATTTAAAGCAAAAGCTAGAAAAAGATAAAGAAACCGAGGTCGAGCTTACAGATAGAGAGGTGGAGGTCATCCTGGTAAAGCTTGGTAAAAAAGAACCTATCTGCACTGAGATTAAAATAGGTGGTAAAACCCTGAAGGGTATCCTAGAAGAGCAGGAGAAAGCTAATGAAAGTAAAAGTGAAGAGGAAGCCAAACCAGAACCTAAGAAAAAGGCTGACAAAAAAAATTAATGTTAAGGTAGGGTATTTTGCTGAAGATAAAGGTAAAAGCCCTATCGACAACGAGGAGGGGAGCAGCTTTGATATGGTTGCCCTGGTTAATACTCTCAATGACGGGACCAACAGTGCCGGAAGGAACAAGAGGGTCAAGATCCCAGCGAGGCCTTTCATGGATATCTCAGCCATAAAGATAAGAAAGCAAGCCTTAGACACTGCCATCACAGGGATTAGGGCTGTTGTGAGAGAAGAAAAAACCATGAGAGAAGTAGGGAATCAGATCGGCAGAGATGGAGCAAGCACCATCAAGGCTGTTATAAGGGATACCGTTTCTCCTAGTAATAGCCCTGTTACAGTATGGCTCAAAGGGAAGAACGATCCTCTGGTTGACACCGGAGAGATGCAAAAGAGGGCTGGAGCAAAAGTTAATGGAGGAAAGACAATGAAGCTAGGTGATAAATCATGATACTGGTGGCTTATGACTACTTTAAGGAGTTCGAAGTACCTCTTTCCCTTATAAAAAAGACATATGAAACCGTAGCCTATAAGAATGTCAAAACTACAGTGTCTGAAGTCAATTTTAAAGCTATCAAGCTGGATCTTGACTCTGACATCAAAGAAGAACTTGGGCTTGTGGATGGAGGGTGTGAGCTACTAGTAAAGTTTGATTCTGAGGTTGTGGCAGATCTAAAGCAAGGGGCCGAGTTTAAGTATGGTGATAGATCCTACATTGTAGAAAAAATAGACCCTTCAGAGTATAGCGACTGCCGTTCTTTTATCTGTAAGGAGGTGATCTATGGATAACGAAACAGCTTGGAGGATCTTCTTCGGAGATCTTATTAAAAATATAACAGGGATTGAAAATGTGCTTGAAGATGGCAACGACCTACTTCCTGAACAAGAAAAAGTATATCCAAAGGTCAGATTTACTCTTACAGAGGTTGAAAAGAGCACCTCAAAGGTTGTCACAAGGGATAGAAGGATGCCTTCTGCAGATCCTGATTTCAAATATGACATTGAGAGGAGTTATATCTACACTCCTCTTTGGCTTTGCTCCATAAACATAGCAGACAAAGAAGAAAACAATTCTCTGGACAAGGTTGGGAGGGCGGTCCTGAATAGAAGAAGGATCCTTCAATATCTCCGAACCCATTACAAGGAACATGAGAACTTCGATTTCTATAAAAACAGCTCATTTAAGAGAGCTCCAGGAACAGACCTGAGCGGATACACGAACTCTCAGGCCTTATATCATAAAAAATTAAATATCGAATTTACCTTCTCAATCATAGATACAGACGTTATCGCTACTATTGAAAGGGTGGAGACAGATTATACAGTGAAGGAGGATTAAGATGTCACGATTTTCAAATACGCAGTCTATAGACAAAACAAAAATAATGGCCGGAGACGATCATTCTAAGGTACTTATCCTAGATATAGGAAAGGATATCCCCTATACAGAGTTCAAGGACCCGCAGGAGCTTATAGAGGGGGATACACCTCTTCTTGCAGTGACAGATGAAGCTTACAAGGTAGCGGTAGCCATGCACGCTCAGATCCCCACACCTAAGATAAAAGCTGTTTATGGGGAAGACAAGGCTACTTCCACCAACACCACAGCGGAGGAGATCTTCTTAAACCTTTATGAACAAGGGAAGGATAACTTTTCAGCTGTAACCAATGCTTTCTATGGCGTTGATGATATTAAGTCAGCTTGCAAGGTAGTGGCGATCAAGCCGATTACAGCTGTAATCCAGTTAGACAAGGGGACTTCCCTTACTGCAGCTAAAACACTTCGTCAGGAGATAAACCTCAAAAAGGTACTTCTTGTGATGACGGATAAAGATGATCACCTTGCCGGAAGAATATGCGGAGGGATATACCCTTTCTTCCCAGGCAGCCAAAATACAAATGGAATGGTTCTCCAGGGGGCTCAGATAGCCGGATACACCACTACAGAAGTGAACGAGATGGAAGCTCTAGGGATTGTGACATATGCCGTTGGAAGCAGATCCGGGGGGATCGACTACGGAGCTTGTACTCAAAGTAAGGGAACAGATGGGACATGGCACGATATAGCTATTGGAGAGCAGTGGCTAATCAAAGAGAATAATAGAAGAACTAATAACGAGATTATGAGTAACAAATCTATAGGGTATGACGATGATGGAACTTCAATCTTTACATCTGTAGTCCAGACCCTTGCTACTGAAGCTGTTATAGGTGGGTTTTTCCTTGGAAACAAAGATAAAACCCCTAAAGACTTCAAAATGGGAATCACACCTGTTGATGATATTCCTAAAGATACTTTAGGACAAAGGGTTTATAAGCAAAAAGCATCGGTAAGAGTTCTCAATAAGATTCACAAAGTAGAAACTGAATTTGAATTACTTAACTAAAAAGGAGGTAACAGATGTTTGGAACAGACGTAAATGATTTAGGAAACGTAAACATCGTCATAAGTGCTACCGGATTAGCCACAGTTAACCTAAAAAACCTTGATGATGATGGTTATACATATAAAACAGGATATAAGACGGAGAGTAAGACAACT